CAGGCCGTTGACACGACCCTGCACTCGAAGTACGAGGTCACCGGCACGTTCGGCGCGTGGCACCAGACCCTGCCGAACGCCCTGGTCACCAACGCCGTGCGTATCCAGTACGCCCCGTTCGGCGCGCCCTCGGGCTTCTGCCTGTCCAGCGTGAACCCCAACGGGTTTGCCTCGGTGCAGCTCAGGGCGTGTGACAACACCAGCGGCGAGTGGAACCCGTACCAGACCTTCCAGAAGAAGGACACCGGGGTTCCCGGTGACGGGCAGTTCGTCACGTTCACCGAGGTCATCAACGGGCACCTGCTCACCGATCCGGCCAACAACGGCAGCATCGGGGTCAAGGGCGATCGCGTGCAGGTCACGTTCGCGGGCGGCAACGGCGCGGTCATCCACACCGGCCAGCTCTGGGGCCGCAACGGAGCCTGAGAATCCCCGATTAGGCCGCAGCTAGCACGGGTGTGGGGTTGCGCACCGGGTACTCAGCCCGTCAAACCGGTGCAGATCGCATGAACGGGTCACCCGGCGGCCGACACTGAAAGGGAGCCCCGCGTTCTCCCTCCCCCCCGGAGGCGCGGGGCTCCTGCACAATCTGAGGCACTATGCGTATCTGGTATGACACCGAGTTCATTGAAGACGGACGCACTATCGAGCTGATCTCGATCGGCATGGTCCGCGAGGATGACGCGGAGCTGTACTTCGTCAGCGACAGCGCGGGCGTGATGCGCCGGGCTGTCGAGCATGACTGGCTGCGGGAGAACGTGGTTCCGGGCCTCCCGGTCACCTTCAGGAGGAGGCCGCTGGCGTGGAACTGGGACCAGAAACACCCGGATTACCCGCGAGTTGCCTCTGCACGGATAATCGCGGCTGCCGTCCGGGGGTTCATCCTCTCGGTGCCTGATCCGCAACTGTGGGCCTGGTACGCCGCCTATGATCACGTCGCGCTGTGCCAGCTCTGGGGCCGCATGACCGACCTGCCCGAGGGCGTCCCGATGTGGACGAACGACCTGAAGCAGGAAGCGGAGCGGCTGGGTAACCCGCGCGTGCCGCAGCAGGCGGACGGCCAGCACAACGCACTGGCCGACGCCCGGCATAACCGGGTCATCGCCGATTTCCTCGCCGCACGGGCATAATCAAGACATGCGCGGTGAGGGAACGGTCCGGTGTGCCAAGCTGCTCTGCGATGAGTTCGAGATCGAGGGCCTGGAGTACTGCCTGACGCACATGCCCGAGGACCTGCTGGAAGAGGCCGAGGCGATCACCGGGGTCCGGCGGGCCAGCCAGCCCAGGGGCGTGTCCCCGCACCGGGCGCTGCGGGTGATCAGCGGCGAGGCCATGGTCCGGGCCGGGGAGATCCTCGGCCAGCACGGAGCCGAGCTGATGAACCCGCAGCCGGTCAACGACCCGTATGGCGAGCTGATGAGCTGCGCTGGCGAGATCAGGGCGTGGAAGAATGTGCTCCGGTCCAAGGTGGCCGAGCTGAAGAGCTTCGGCTACATGGGCAAGGCCGGGGAGCAGATCCGGGCCGACGTGGCGCTGTACGAGCGAGCGCTGACCGAGCACAGCCGGGTGCTGCGCGACATCGCCAGGCTCAATCTCGATGCCCGGCTGGTCGGCATCCGGCAGCAGACCGCCGATATGGTGGAGCGGGCGATCGACCAGGCCCTGGTGGCCAGCGGTCTCCCGCTGGAGAAGCGGGCCAAGGCCCGGCAGACGATACGAGAGCACCTGAAGGTGGTTGCCTGATGAGCTACCAGATCACGGTCAAGTCGAACAACGGCAGCCTGTCCGTCAGCGCTACCGGCGACGTGCCGGACGGCGAGCACCTGGTCAGCGGGCACGAGGACAAGAGCTACATCACGCTGGGCGCACGGCGTCTTGACGAGCTGGGCCACCACGTCCTGTCCGCGCAGACCAGCCTGGGCGCGACCGACGTGAAGCAGACCGCCGAGCACATGGCCGCCTTCTCTGCCTGAGCGATGACCGCCGACGCCGATGTCCTCGGCATGGTGTCCGACAGGCTGGGCCAGCCGGACGCCGACCCGAGGTCCTGGTGGTTCGGCACGGCCAGGGACGAGCAGCGGCTGCCGCCGCTGGGCGATGACTGGCGCATTCTGTACTTCCAGGGCGGCCGGGGCAGCGGCAAGACGATGGCGGGCGCAGCCGGGCTGGCCCAGATCATCATCGAGGACGAGGAGCCCGGCGGCCAGTACGGCATCGTGGCCCCCACCTACCGGGACGCCTGGACCGTCTGCGTCGAGGGCGAGTCCGGCATCCTGCGGGCGCTGGGCACCACCGCCGGGGAGGTCAAGAACAACACCTCCAAGAGCGTCGAGTACGCCTACCGCAGCTACGGCGAGATCGGGCTGCGCTCGGGCCACACCATCTACGTGGACAGCGCCGACGACGGCGCGCTGCGCGTCCAGGGCAAGAACCTGCGCGCGGTCTGGGGAGACGAGCTGGGCCTGTGGACCCGCTGGCAGACCGCCTGGGATGAGTCGATCAGGTATGCGGTCCGCAAGGGCGTGTCCAAGATCATCGTCACCGGCACGCCCAAGGTCAGCCGACCGGCCAGGGCGCTGATCCGGCGGCTGATCCGGGGCGGCGAGCCCGGCGTGATCGTCCGGCGGCTGCGCACCATCGACAACATCGCCAACCTGTCCGAGTCGTTCTACACCTCGGTCATCGGGATGGCCAGGGGCACCAGGCTGGAGCGCCAGGAGCTTGAGGGCGAGCTGCTGGACGACATCGAGGGCGCGCTGTGGTCCAGGGACCTGGTGGACGCCGCCCAGTGCGGCTGGATCGGCGAGGAGGGCGGCCCGCCGTTCCTGACCCGGACCTACATCGGCGTGGACCCCTCCGACGGCCTGGAGGACTCCGACGAGCAGGCGTACACCGTGGTCTCCCGTGGCCAGGTCGATGACCCGCACATCTACGTCACCGAGAGCTGGGGCGGCCAGGCCAGCCCGGTCAAGTTCGCCAAGATGGTGATCCGCCGCGCGGTCGAGCTGCACGCCACGCTGGTGATCGAGAAGAACCACGGCGGCGAGTGGCTGCGGGCCACGTTCACCGAGGTGATGCGGGACCTGCGCGAGCACGGCGAGATCCCGCCCGGCATGACCCCGCCAGTCGAGCTGGTGCAGGCGTCCAAGGCCAAGCGGACCCGCGCCGAGCCGGTGGCCGCGCTGTACGACCGGGGCATCGTGCGGCACTGCCAGCGGAGGGTGAAGTATCAGATCACCGACCCGGCTACCGGCGAGCAGACCTGGCACGCCGACACCGAGCGGTTCACCGAGCTGGAAGACCAGATGTGCAGCTACACGGGCGCGCTCCGCGAGCGCTCGCCGGACAGGCTGGACTCCCTGGTCTGGGCCTGCCATTTTTTCCTGGATCTGTCACACCGCCATGCAGGCTCGCCGGGCAAGCGGGAGTACGCGCTGCGCGCCGAGCTGGAGGCCGAGTACGGCGACGTGGAGGCCAGGCCGCGCGACGATCACCGCCGCCTGGTCCAGGGCGGGGAATACGACCGCTCCGAGGGCGACTGGTCCGAGGACGGCTTCGCCCCGCAGGATGACGACACGCCAGCTCAGGACAAGGCGCGGGCCAGCGTGCACCCCTGGCGTTAGGGGAGGGCTCTCGGCTGCTCTCACCAGCTGATCGTGTACATCGCGGGCAAGGAGGGTCCGGCGGGGTGAACACGCAGAAGGCCCTACGATCGGAGGTGTTCAGTCACCGGTCGGAAGGGCCTTCTGCATGTCATCGTACAACCATCGACACTGGCTGCTTCGTCGTGATCGCGGGTCCGCCAGCCAGCACACATGCTTTTTCTGCGGCGGACAGGCCCGTGACTGGGCGCAAGTCCACGGCACAGACGGGGAAAACCCCTGGACGGACTACGTTTCGCTGTGCCGGGCGTGCCACATCAGGTACGACGGCAGCGGCCACCACCAGCCGCACACTAAACAGGCGCGTCAGAAGATGAGCGAGAGCCAGCGCTTGGCGTACGCTGAGGGGCGTAGGACGCGCCAGAACAACCGCAACGCAGGCATGACCCAGTGCCCGGCAGGTCACGACTACACAGAGGACAACACGTACATCGCCCCTGACGGAAGCCGGGTCTGCAAGAAGTGCCGACGTGAAAATGCGCGCCGCTGGCGCCAGGGAAGGGAAGGAGGTGATGAATAGGGATGACATCCTCCGACAAGAATCTGGCCAGGATATACAAGTTGCCAGATCTGCAAACGAACCGGCGTGAATTGCTCGGCAAGGAGATTGGCACCCAGTTCTTAGACTGGGGACAGCGACTCTTTGCCTACTACGGTGACGGGGATGTTTTCTTACCTCCGACTACGGCGAGTGGCAAGCCCGTGACCTGAAGACAATGTTCCAGCGGGACGGCATCTGCCAGTCCATCGAGAACGTCCTGACCCTGCCGATCCGCGAGGCCGACTTCAGCATCAACCCGGCCAAGGGCGACAAGGGCGAGGCCGAGTTCGCCAACAGCGTGCTGCTCACCCCGGACCACAACGGCGGGATGCAGACCCCGAACGTGGACCTGATCGGCCAGATCACCTCGGGCCAGATCTACCGGCGGGCCTTCTTCGAGAAGGTCTGGAAGATCCGCCCGGACGACGGCAAGATCATCTACGACAAGATCGCGTTCCGGCCGGTGGCCACCTGCCAGGCCCGCTACAACGCGCGCACGGCGGCTGAGCACGGGTTCCGCCAGCAGGTCTGGCTGTTCGGCGGCCAGACGATGACGCACCAGTCAAAGACCCCCGGCTACGTGGACATCCCGCACGTGCGGAGCTTCATCTACACCCACGGCAAGCACCGCGAGCCGCTGGTCGGAGCCTCGGAGATGGAGGTGGCGTACTGGTGCTACCAGACCAAGATGAAGCTGCTCTACCTCTGGTACCACTTCCTGGAGAACCAGGCGCTGCCCCGGACCATCGTCTACGGCAATGACCAGGCCGAGGCCAACGACAAAGCCGATGCGATCGCCGCGCTGAAGTCCAGCGGCGTGGTCGGCATGGTGCACCCGACCGAGGACAAGAAGCTGTTCGAGGTGCTGGAGTCGAGCGGTGACGGCGGCAAGTTCTTCGCCGAGGCCATGGCGTTCCTGGAGGGCTGGCAGACCCACTCCGTGCTGGCCGGGTTCATGGGGCTGACCGGCTCGGCGATGGGCGGCAAGGGCAGCTACAGCCTGTCCCAGGACCAGTCCAGCTTCTACCTCAAGTCCCGCCAGGGCGTGGCCAAGGAGCAGGCCGAGGCGTACTCCCACGGCATCGTCCGGCCGCTGGTGCTGCTCAACTTCGGCCCGGACGCCGCGTTCCCCTCGGCCAAGTTCGGCCCGCTCCAGGACGAGCAGCAGGCCGCGCTGCTGACTATGTTCCAGACCATGGCAGCCGCCCCCGTCCTGCACGTCCCGCTCCAGGTGTTCGACCTGATCACCGAGCGGATGGCCTCGATCCTCCAGCTCGACGTGGACCAGGTGCACGCGGCGCTGATCGCCACCGCCACCCAGCGGCAGGAGCAGATGACCCAGAACCCGCCGCCCGGACTGCCGCCCGAGACTGCCGGGTCCATCGGCCAGCTCCAGGGGCTGGCGGGCGCGGCGCACGGCATCGCCCAGCAGGCAGGGCAGAGGCCGGGCGGCGCTCCGGGCCTGCGCCCGCCGCCAGCGCCGGGCGCGACGGCCGGGGCACCGAGGCCGCCGAGGGCGGGCACCCCGATGGCCGGGCCGTCCCCCGCCGCACGGGCCGGGAGGCCAGCCTGATGAGCTACTGGCACCAGCACTGGCAGCAGGTCCTGGCGGCAGCCACCGCAGCCAGCCTGGTCCTGACGCTGATCATGATGTACCGGCTGCGCAGGCTGCGGGTCCAGATGGCCGGGTGGCAGCGGGAGGCGGCAGAATTGTCCTGGCACCTGCACAGGCGCATGCTGGTAGCGATGGGAGTCAACCCCGATGACTACACCCGTTCAGCAGCAGCCCGCGCCAGCAGCTGGGACAGCAGCGGCCGATACGGCCCTGATCGCGGCACTGGCCTCCGAACTCGCTATCGCGGTGACGCCCATGGCGGTGCTGACGCGCCTACTGCCGTCCTTCCGTACGTCTCAGGTGCAGCCCGCCCCGATGCTGGCCGTCCTGGACATGGTGATGAGCTTCCCGCCGGAGAGGACGGGGGTCGCTGGTTCCGCGTCCCTGACGACCGCACGGCAGAACTACCTGCGGCGGGCTCAGTTCGCCCTGGC